CTACGAGGATCACGCGGCGTTCTGCCGGCGGATGACGATCCGCGACAAGCGCGGCGTGGCGGTGCCGGTGGAGCTGACTCCGGCGCAGATCAAACTGCACGCGGCGTGCCAGAAGCAGCGCTCGGTTGGCCATCCGGTCCGGCTGTGCGTGTTGAAGCCGCGCCAGGTCCACATGAGCGTGGGCGTGGCGACCGAGATTTTCCGGCGCGTCGCGTTTCTGCCGGGCCAGCATGCGCTCATCTACGGCGACGTGTACGACAGCGCGTGCAACATCTGGGGCTACTACGACCAGTTCTCGGGGTCCTACCGCCCAGGCCTGCACGGCGTGGCGCAGCGCGCGGTGATCGGCCGGTGCAAGGGAGAGTCCATCGACTGGGAGGGCGGCTCTTACATCGACGTCAGAAGTGCCCAGAACGCGAACTCGGGCCGTTCGGCCTCGGTGCGCTTCCTCCACAATTCCGAGAGCGGATTCTGGCGCGACGCGCAGACGCTGCGCACAGGCCTGCTCCAGTGCGTGCCGGACGATCCGGACACGATGGTGATCGACGAGTCCACCGCCAACGGCGTGGGCGGCTCGTTCTACGACCAGGTGCAGCGGATCCGGGGCGGCGAGATGATCGACTGGCTGTTCCTGTTCTTCGCCTGGTGGGAGCATCCCGAGTACGTCCGCCGGCTCGACATCTCGCGCGAGCGGTTCGAGGCGTCGCTCAGCGCGGAAGAGCGGGAAATCCAGGCCGCCTACCGGCTGAGCTTCGAGCAGCTCAACTGGCGGCGCTGGGCGATCTCGGACAAGTGCGAAGGCCACGTCGACCGTTTCAGGCAGGAGTACCCGTCGAATCCGGAAGAGGCGTTCCTCTCGTCCGGACGGCCGCGCTTCTCGGTCGTCGACCTCGGCCGCCAGGCGCTGTGTCTGAACCGCGAGCCGATGATCGGCGCGCTCGAAGAGCAACTGATCGGCACGCGCAGGCAGCCGGTGTTCCTTCCGCGGCCCCAGGGCGAGCTGTGGCTGTTCAAACGGCCGGCGCTGAATAAAAGGTACGTGATCGGCGCCGATACCGCGGAAGGTATAGACGCGCTCGAAGGCAAGGGCGGCTCGGTGGACCCGGACTGGTCGGCGGGCTACGTGGCGGATGAAGACACCGGCGAAGAGGTCGCGCTTCTCAGGGCGCGCATGGAGCCGGCGCCGTTCGGCGAGTACCTGTGGCTGCTCGGGCGCTGGTACAACTGGGCGTTTCTGGTTCCCGAGGCCAACGGCCCGGGCCTGGCGGTGATCGAGGAGCTGCTGAGGCGGCAGTATCCGCTGCACCTCATCTATCACCGGCACCGCGCGCCGGACGATCAGAAGACGGCCGAGCTGCGCGAGCTGGGCTGGAAGACGACGACAGTCAGCCGGCCGCAGTTGATTTCGGCGCAGGATCGCGCGCTCCAGGACGGCTCGATCGTGATCCGCGACACGGTCACGCTCCAGGAGCACCGCACGTTCGTGATCTGGCCCTCAGGCAAGGCCGCCGCGCAGGCCGGCTGCCACGACGACTGCGTGATTGCGGCGGCGCTGGCGACCATCGGGCTGCAAGTAGCGCCCACCGTGCGGCGGCAAATGGAGCGGCTGGGGCCGCGGCGGCCGCCGGAAGACGACGAGGACGAGAAGCCGCAGGCGTTCAACTATCGCGGGGCGCGGAGGCGGCGGTGACGACTTACTAACATGCAACCATCCGCGCAACTGAAACTGCCGCAGGCGGTCCTCGACCGGCTGAAAAACCGCATCGAGGAAGATTACGGCGCCGCGATCACCGACCACCAGTCGCGCATGGATCGCTTCCGCCGCATCGCGCGGCGCTGGCGCAACCGCTACGACCCGCCGGAAGTGGGCGACGAGGACGCGTCGAACGTGACAGTCCCGCTGATCCAGTGGCAGACGCTGGCGGGCCTAGCGCGCGAGATCACTGGACTCACCGGCGACGATGCCGAGATCGTGGCGGTACCGGAAAGCGCGACCGACGAGATGATCGTGCGCAAGGTCTCGCTGTTCATGCGCTGGCGGCTGCTGAGTTCGATGCGCATCGTTCCGCGCCTCACCGTATTCGATTGCCGCCGGCTGCTGTTCGGGCGCGCGCACGCCTACGCGCCGTGGATCGTGGACACTTACAACGTGCCGGGCGAGGGCGAGCAGGTCTGGTACGAGGGGCCGGGCTTCTTCCCGCTGTGGCCGGATGACTTGATCGTCCCCGCCGAGAGCGCCGAGACAGTGCACGATTTCAGTTGGGTCATCCGGAAGTTACTCGTCAAGCCGGAGGACTTACTAAGTGGCGAGCGCAAAGGGCGCTACACCGGCATCAAGGCGAACTGGGACCGCTGGCAGCAGGCGGCGATGGATAACCGGCAGCGCGATCCGCAGTCGGATGAAGTGAAAGACGAGACCGACCTGGCCGAGGGCGTTCTCTACGCCCACGCGCAATCGCCGCGCGGCGTGCTGCCGATGCACGAATGGTATGGCAAGGTCGACGCGCCGCGAAAAAACGGCGCTACACCGTCCGATCCGCTCGAAGTCGTCGCGTTCTATCTGCCCGATCAGCACGAGCTGATTGGCGTGCAGGACCTGGCGCGGCTCTATCCGAAGATGCGCTACCGGCGGCCGTTTGTCGAGGCGGCGCTGATCCGCGACGGCAGTTACTGGCCGATGGGGTTGGGCGAGCTGCTGGAGACGTGGGAAGAGGAGCTGAGCGCGAACCACAATCTGTTCACCGACGCGGGCGAGCTATCCGCTACGCCCGCCGGGTTCTACGAGCCGGCGGCCGGGCATCAACAGAAACCGATTAAGATCGAGCCGGGCAAACTCTACCCGACCGCGAACAGCAGCTCGATCAAGTTCGTGCAGATCCCGTACAACCCGAACTACTTTTTGGTCAAAGAACAGGCCTGCCTGGCCGTGGCGGAGCGGGTGACCGGGCGCTCGGATCAGGCGATGGGGCGCGCGCTCGACCGGCCGAACGCGCCGCGCACGGCCTCCGGCCAGATGATGCTGATCGAAGAGGGCAACGTGCGGGGCGCGCTCGACATGACGCTGCTGCGCGAGGACCTGAGCGCGGTGCTCCAGCACTTCTGGCAGCTCGACTGCCAATTCAGTAAGCCCGAGACGTTTTTCCGGGTAACGGAGGAAGAGGCGGGCGGGCTGTTCGAGGCGCGCAGCGGGTTCGCGTCGCTGACGTCGGGCGAGCGGTTCGGCCGCTACGATTTCCGCTTGAAGTTCGCGACGTCGCAGTGGCGGCGCGAGGCGCTGAAACAGGAAGCGTTAACGCTGTATCAGCTCGCGCTGGCGAATCCGCTGGTGGCGCAGAATCCGCGCGCTCTGTGGGTGTCGCTCAACCGGCTGCACGCCGCGTTCGGCGACTCACATTTCGCCGAGGTCATTCCGGAGCCGCCGGATCTCGACCAGCCGAAGAATCCCAAGGAAGAGTGGATGCTGATGTTGCAGGGCGAGGAAGTGACGGTGAACCCCGCCGATCACGACGACCTGCACCTGATGCGCCACAACGGGCAGCTTGAGGACGCGGTGAGATGGGCCAAGGATCATCGCGACGAGGATGCGATTCGCAAGCTGGCCGCGCACGTCCTCGAGCACCAGGACCAGAAGCGCCAGAAGATGGCCGTCGCGGCGCTCACCGAGCGGCTGACCCAGCAGCTCGCGCAGAATACGCAGACCGGGCAGGGGCTGCAAGCGATGGGCGGGATGCCGCTGCCGATGGCGCACTTGCAAGGCACGCTGGGCGGGCTGATGGGCCAGCAACCGCCAGAAGAGGACGCGAATGGAATCTCCGGACAGACCGGCAATTCTGGACCTTCTCGACGACCTGAAGGCTTCTGAGGGCTGGAAGCTCGTCAAGGCGCGGATCACCGAGGCGCGTGATGCGGCCGTGGCGGCGCTGCGCAAAGCGGAAGAGTTGGGAGAGGTGCGGTATTGCCAGGGACTCGCGGACGCGTGCGATCTGCTGCTGATCGTGCCGGATGTGCTCGCGGCGGAGGCGAAAGAGTGATTCTTCAGTCGCGTCCATACTGTCCGAATTTACAGTATTGCTGCGAAGCGTGCGTGTTCGGGCGAGCACGCGGAGTGGTGCATACGCTGGATCTGTCCACATTGCGAAGTGGACTGGAGCGAGATTCTGGACTGCGACTTTCCAGACTGCGGCTGTGAGTGTCATAAGCGGGCCTGAATGACCGCCGCCCCCCACGTCCCCGACGTTTTGCGCGTGCGCTGCCACTACTGCTCGCGGTTTCGCTCGCGCTCCGAAGTGCTGCGCATCGGCACGGGCGGCGCGATCATGTGCTGGCACTGCTACGAGTGGCACCGGAAGGCGCTTCAGGCGCTGGCGGGCGCGCCGCCGGCGGGCTGCCAGGAGTGCGGCAAGAGCGGGCGGCAGATGGTCGAGGACGCCGACGGCGCGGGCAACGTGCGTTTCTTTCTGCACCAGAAGGACGGGATCTACCAAATCCTGTGCAAGGCTTGCAGCGATGCGTACGAGCGGCGGCGTTTGGATTTGTACGGCGACACGTTGTATGGGTGGTGGAAAAAGTTGAAAGGCGCGAACTGATGAGCCGCGCGGGCCTTAGTCCATTCGTAAAGGGAGACCATTATGGGAGCCTACACTAGGCAATCGACAGCCCTTATAGACATTTCCGAAAGCAGCACCTTGAGTCTCCCCGTCTTCATCGGCGGAGAGTTCTCACTGGTCGGCATCCAGTACCCAGCCGCCTGGACCGCCGCCGTTATCAGTTTCCTGGTCAGCTTCGACGGCATCACGTATCAGAATCTGCTCGACGACGCCGGGGCTGAAATCAGCAAGACGGTGACCGCGGCCCAGTTCCGCGAGCTGGACTCCTCGGAGTTCAAGACGGCCATCTACCTCAAGATCCGCAGCGGTACGGCGGCGCTCCCCGTTCAGCAAGCCGCCGACCGCGCGATTGTGCTGTTCCAACGGAGGTACGCAGCGAGATGAGCCGCCAATTGATACACGGGGCGCTCCTGTTTCTCCTTGCAGGGGCGCCCCTGCTAGCGCAACCACCCACGGCCAACGCGAGGAAACTCCAGGGCCGTCCGGTTTGTAGTACAGCCCCGACATCAGGCCAGGTTCTCACATGGCAATCCACGCAGTCGTGCTGGGAGCCTGCGGCTGTCCGCGTGGTCGTCTCGACTTCCGGCCCCGTGACCGTCGCAGATGCCGGGTTCTACTTCAACAACGCGGCCGGCGCGCTAACGTACAACCTGCCAGCGATCACCTCAGGCAGCATTGGATCGCGGTTTTGCTTCCGAAACCTGGCGACCAGGACCGGCGCGATCACGCTCCAGGCTCCAGCGACGACCTACATCGACAAGGATGGGGCGAATGGGAGCGCGGCTGGGACGATTGTAAGCAGCGGGGCGCTCGCGGATTCGGCTTGCGTGCTCGCGGTGACCACCACGCAATACGTGTTCTATCTGGGGAGTGGGACGTGGGCAAACAATTGATGCGGCTCTTGTGGGTGGTTCTTCTGGTCTCTCCATTGGGAGCCGTAGTCCGGCAGGACGATTTCCAGCGCGCTGACGGCGCTCTTGGTGCGAATTGGACCAGCACGCTGACCAGCCCGCTTTTTATCGGCCAAATAGGAGGCGTTTACGGGCCGGACGGGGAAGCCGATGCTGTCTGGCAGGGCGACGACTTCGGGGACGATCAGTTTTCAGAGTTCCTGGTTCGCACTGTTGCAGCTACTTGGGTTGGAGTTTGGGCTAGGCGTCAGACCTCAGGAGCTTCGCAGGGTTACTTGGTTTTGTATTTCAGCGGCGAAGCGAGACTCTACGCCCACAACGGAGGCTGGAACCACATTGTGAGCGTGGCGCAAGCTTACGGTGTCGGGGACCGCTTGCGGATCGTAGTTTCTGGAAGCGGGCCGACGCGGGTTCAGGCGTTTCACAACGGCACGCAGATTATCGACGTGAATGACTCTGCCTACAACTTTACAGGTGGGCAACCAGGGTTCGCGGCGACATCACCGGTGAATGGATCTGTGGAGTCCTGGGCTGGAGGCGACGGAGACGGAAGCGGGATCGCGCATCCAACCCCTCCGGTGCCGTGGCGGCGCGTTCCTGGCGGGATGACGGTCCAAAACTTGCGCGTAGTCGATGGGGTCACATGGCTTGACGTTGTGTCGGAATACGTGGGTGGAACCCCCACCGTGCGGTACTTGCTGCCGACAAGTCCAGTGGTGGGGATGACCTACCGATTCTTACACTTACTACCCGTAGGGACGGGTGTGCCGGATACGCCGTACGGCGACGCGATGGATGAGGCGCGAAGCCTTGGCTGGCACAACACCTACAACGCCGCTTTGGTTGCGCCGAATTTTTCTAGCAGCGCTTGGGTGGCCGACCACGCCTCGGACGCTACGAAGCGCGATGAATCGTTTCTGGTGTTGCAGTGGGCGCCGTGGGTGGAACTGAACTTCGGTAAGACTGCGCAAGACGAACACTGGCTCATCGGTTTCTCTCGATCTGGATTCGGAGGCGTCGATCTCCTCATGCGGAATCCAGGTGTGTTTGATCGAGGCGCTTTCTGGGACCTCCCGGCGGATTGGACCTGGGCGGAGTTGGAGGGGTACGGCGCGCATGGAACCCAGGCGAACTTCGATAACAACTACAAGCTGACGCAAGCCTTCATCACTGCGCACGCTGCGCCGTTTACCGCTCGAACTCGTATCTGGGTTTCCGAGGAAAATGTGGCGTTCACGGGCCAGCACGCGAACCTGCGCTCTCGGTTCGACACTGCCAGTGTGAAACACATACAAGACAACACCGGAGCGGCTGTGCACCTTTGGACCTCGGGGTGGATGCCGTATGCCACCGCCGCGATGAATCGGATGTATGACGCGGAGCACAAGGGCCTGCCCATGCCTGTGATCTGGTAAATGAAGGGAAATAACTAGTGCTTTTAGACACTGAAGACAAGGCCGCGGTGCTCGATCCGAACGACGAGCCGGACGGTCTCGGAAACGCCGGCGGCGATCCGCCCGGCGACAAACAAGACCCGCCCGCCGATAAGGGCGGCGCGAAACCGAAAGAATCGCCGGAGATCAAGGCGCTCCGGCGGCAACTCGCCGACCGCGACCGGCAGGTGCAGGAGCTGAGTGAGGCCGAGCGCTACTGGGCCGACCAGGCCAAGGGCGCCGGCAAGGGGAAGGGCAAGTCGGCCGATAACGGCGAAAACGGCGAGGACGTCGATCCGGGCGCGGTTCCGTCCGACGCGGGCGGCGAGCTCGAAGACGCCGACAGCTTCATCGATGCGCTTACGAAGAAAGGGCCGAAGCATCTGGAAGGCACGATGCGGAAGCTGGGCTTCGTGCCGGCGGCCGACGTCGCGAAGATCGCGGCCAAGACGGCGCGCGAGATCGTGTCCAGCGATCTGAACCGGCGCGGCGCCGATGCCGAGCTGGCAACCAAGTACCCGGACCTCAAGGACGAATCGAGCGAGTTGTTCAAGGCCACGCGCCAGGAACTGGTCCGCATGGTCCGGCTCGATCCGCGGATGGAGACGTCGCCCGCGGCCATTCTGACGGCCGCCGAACTGGCGCACACCAAGCTGGCGATGAAGGCCGGCACGCCGAACCAGGAGCGCGAGCGGCGGGCGCGCATCGACGAGCAGTTCGGCGACCTGGGGCGATCGCACAACGACGACGGCGGCGATGGGGAAGACGAGACGCTGGGTCCGGAGGCGCTGGCCGTGATCGGCGCGATGAACATCAAGCCCGAGGACTACAGGGCCAGCCGGAAGCAGCTCGACATCGGAAGGAGACGCTAGTGGCGACGTCAAATAGAAGTCACAAGAAGAAGATGCCCAACCCGCTGCCGGAGTCCCGGCCGCACATCGCGGCCGAGGGCGAGCTCGAGCGCGGGGTCCGCATCGAGGACTGCCACGTGAACGGCAAGCGCATCGGCGACGCGTTCTCGCCCGAGCAGTGGCAGCAGTTCAACTTCCGCAACACCGACGAGGGGCTGGCCGAAGCCGCCGGGCGCAAGGCGGGGCGGACGGACGCGACGGCGCCGGCGGTCGAAACGGTGCGGGACGCGTTCTCGGGCGCCTGCAGCCAGCGGCGCGACGACTTGCAGAGCGGCATGGAGCCGTGGGAGGC